CGGACATACTAAGTGCGGTTAATCCTTTTAAACAAAAGGCAGCCCCTAGAAAAAATACGAACCTTAATAACCCATTTGGTGATTTTGGTGGTTTAATAGGCGGTAGAACGCTTTACCCAAATTTAGACTATGCCAAGTTCGTACAGGATTACGATAACAATAGCGAAGTCTATTCTATCATCAAGCGTATCTCAAAAACAATCTCTACAGTTCCATTCTATGTTTATAAGGTTAAGAGCAAGAAAGACTTGAACACTTATAAATCTATGATGGCTAACGCATCAAGCGGAGCAGATATTGCTCGTGCGGAGCTAGTAAGGATTAAAGCAGTTGATGAGATTGCTGATAGTCCGCTAAACAAATTATTAGAAAGACCGAATCCATACCAATCATTCTCTGAGTTTATTGAGAATATCATTGGCTATAAACTTATTACAGGTAACTCTTACATATGGGCTAATAGATTAGCTAGTGGCAAGGTTGCTGAACTTGTTACTCTCCCATCCCAATATGTCGCTATCATTAGCGATGGTACTATCAATGGGGTTGAAGGCTACTCTTTCACATTAGTTGGGTGGGATCAGTTGGATGCTAAAGATGTAATCCACTTAAAATACTTCAACCCCTACTTCAACACTAATGGACAACAATTATATGGACTATCGCCTTTACAAGCTGCTTACAGAACTGTTCAACGCAGTAACGATGCTAAAGATACCTCTGTAGGGATGTTGCAGAATCAAGGGCCTAAGGGTATCTTGTATGCAGATGAATCAAATGATTTCGGCCCTGAACAAGCTGGTAAGTTAAAAGAAGATTTCTACAATCAGTACGGAACTAAAACGCAAGGAGGCATTATTCAAAATGCTGGTAAGATTTTAATTGCAGGTGCTAAATTAGGTTGGGTGAATATGGGATTATCTCCTGTTGACCTTCAGTTGTTAGAATCAGAGAAGATTACGCTTCGTGAGTTGTGTAATGTGTACGGAGTTAACTCTGCTTTGTTTAATGATCCTGATAACAAGACTTACAATAACATGAAAGAGGCTAAAAAGGAAATGCTTACGCAAGTAGTACTTCCTGAATTAGTTTTAATTCGTGATGCGTTCAATAGATTCTTTGAAGGTGAGATTGGACAAGGATACTATATCGATTTTGATATTACTGTGTTCCCAGAGTTACAAGAGGATATGAAAGAGTTATCTGCTATCCTTTCTCAATCATGGTGGATTACACCTAACGAAAAAAGACAAGCAATGAGATACGATACTGTTCAAGATGATGTCATGAACGCTATCTACATACCTGCTGGTTACTTACCTATCGATGAGTTAACAATGTTGCAGAATCCAAGAGATGCTCAACAACAAGGAGATTATAATTTGCCTCCTGTAAAATAATATGGATGTCCAAGATATTACAACCTTCTCAGCAATTCAATTTGCAACAAACCATAGCGAGGAAGTCCATCACGGAATTTAGGCCCAAAATTGAAAAGGCTTTACAAAGTGATTTTAACAAAGCTGCGGAGTTGGTAAAAGAGATAGGTGTATTCCAACTAGCTAACTATAACAAGACATTTTTCAACCAAGATAAGATTAGCAATATTTTACGAACTTTGTACGAAGGTACTGGTGGCTATACCGCTATGAGGTATCAGAAGATATTTGACAAGGATAAGAAAGCGGAAGATTTTGACCTTGATCCGTTAAACATAATGGATGAGTGGTTAGCGTTTATGTTGTCGTACTGGGTTTCAATTAGTGGCCCAAAAATGTACGGCATACAAAATACAACGGATAACGAGATAGCTAAAATACTAAATAATGTGATTGCTTATGGAAGGGCTAATAACCTTTCTACAAACGAAACAAACGCAATGGCTATTCAGCTTCTTAGAGAAGGCAAGATAAATGTTTCAAGGAGTTTATTAATAGCAAGAACGGAATCTCATCAAGCTTTAAGCACAGGTGCGATTGGGGCAACACAAGGAATTAATATACCTTTGCTAAAACAATGGGTTCACGCTGAATATGTTGGTAGTCCAAGAACTTGGCATCTAGCATTAGATAGGCAAACGAACCCTGATGATGGTGGAGTAAGAATACCTGTGAATCAACCATTCATGGTAAACACTCCTAACTACGGTGTAATTGAAATGCAATATGCACATGATGCAAGTGGTGGAGCAGCTAATAACTGCAACTGCCGATGCTGCACGGTGTATGTCGCTTAAACAAATAAATATGAGTAATTTTTATAACAAGAAGTCGATTGAAGGTTCTCCAATAGACATGGAGGATGGAAGTAGAGTTATTACTATGTACTACTCTGCTTTTGGTAATGTAGATTCCGATGGTGATATAATCACACCAGGAGCATTTACTAAAACACTAAAAGAAAATGGCCCACAAGCCAAAAATAGAATTTGGCATCTAATGAACCACTCTACAGACAAGCCCATTGCTAAGCCATATGAGATGATGGAAGATGCTTATGGTTTAAAGGCAAGTGTTAAGATACCTAATACGACTTTAGGTAATGACTTGTATGAGTTATATAAAGATGGTCATATCACAGAACATAGTATCGGATTTCAGACTATTAAGTCACAACAGAAATCAGGGTACAATGAAATCAATGAAATAAAATTGTTTGAGGGAAGTTCAGTATTGTGGGGTGCAAACGCAAATACACCAACAGTAGGAGTTAAAAGTCAGATTAAGTCAACTCTAGTTGATGAGATGGGTAAAACCATTAAGTCATTGAGAAATGGACACTTTACTGATGAAACATTCGAATTGTTAGAACTTAAACTCAAGCAATTACAACAATATCTATCTGAAATGGAAGATGAAGAGTCAATCTCTCCTGAGCCAACCGCTGAAGAAGCATTGCCAACTGAGGAAGAAGATCCGATGATTTCCGTAGAAATAGAAATAAACAAATATTTACAATCATTTAAAATTTTCAACTAATGGTAGAAGAAATTAAAAGTGCATTCGAAGGCATCAAATCCGAAGTAAACGGAGCAATCGAAAGTGCAAAGGCTGATAATGCTAGTGCATTAGAAAGCGTAAAGGCTGAATTAGAAGCTACTAAAGCTTCAATTACAGTTGTTAAGGATGAAATCGAAAAATTGGAAGCAAAACAAAATCGTGTTAAAATGAATCAAACTGAAGTAAAAGGGTTTAATGCTACCCTTGCAGACGCTATCGAACAAAATGGTGATAGCTTAGCGAAATTAGCTCGTGGTGAACAAAAGCGTTCAAGCTTTATCTTGGATACAAAAGCAGTTGGTAACATGACAGAAGCGGTTAACCTTACAGGTGACATCACTCGTCAATATGCTAATCAAGTATATGCTTTGCCTTCTCGTAAAGTGCATATGCGTAGTTTATTACCAATCGGTAGTTTATCTCAAGGTTTATTTACTTTCCCTTATGAAAGTGGTGGAGAAGGTGCTCCAGCAGCTCAAGTACAAGGTTCTTCTAAAGAGCAAGTTGATTTTGATATTACAATGAAAGATGCAGCAGCTCAGTACATTGCTGGTTATGTTCGTATCTCTCGCCAAATGTTAGATGATATACCTGCTATGACTTCTTTCTTACAATCTCGTTTGTTAGAGAAGTATTTAGTTGCTGAAGATGCTCAAATCTTAAGTGGTTCTGGTACTGCTCCTAACTTACAAGGTATCTTAGGTGTAGCTACTGCTGCAACTGGTGCTGCTACAGTAGATGTTGAGCAATTAGTTCAAGCTATTGCTCAGTTAGAAACTTCTAACTATTCTGCAACAGGTATTTTAGTTAACCCAACTGATTGGGCTGCTATCATGAACACTAAGAACTCTGGTTCTGCGTACTCTTTACCTGCTTCTACAGTTGTTACAACTGATGGTAATGTGTCTATCGCTGGTATCCCTCTTTACAAATCAACTGCAATCGCAGTAGATAAGTTTGTAGTAGGTGACTGGTCTATGGGTGCTCAAATCATGCAAAATCAAGGTATCTCAGTTCAATTCTCTGAATTTGATGCTGATAACTTTACAAAGAACATGATTACTGTAAGAGTTGAAGCTCGTATCGCTTTACCTATCTATTACGCTGGTGCGTTTATCTATGGGGATTTTGGCAATGTTGCTTAGGTAATATAACATAATTATCCTATCTTTGAGGGGTG